CATATCACAAAAGAAAGCACCTAACAGAACTCAAGAAATGAAATTACTTTACGAAGATGAATTACTAAGAGCATTAGAAGAAGATGGTTCATCAGCTAGTGTTTACATTTCACCTAAAACTTATTACCCGGAGATATAATGGACAAAGATAAAATACAAAGCATAGCAGATGAATTAGCCGAATCAATGTATGGCAAAGATTTTTACGATTTAAGTGGTCGTCAACAAAGTGAAGTTTATGAAAAAGCTATTGTAGAATTAAATGACATGATGGCTGATAAAGCTGACATGATGAGAAAAAAGGAAGCTGATGGTGGTCGTATAAAATTAGAGGCTGGCGGTTATTTAGAATATGTTAGAGCTGTAAAAGAATTAGGTTATACACCTATTCGTATTGATGAATATAAATCTTTACAAGGTTCAATGGACATGAATGATATAATCAAATTAACGGAAAGATTATTTTTATCAAATAAGAAGGTAGATTAATATGGCAAAGTTTGCAAAAGGGAAACACGCTTTAGCAATCTCTGACCGAAGCGGATTAGCATTTCCGTGGAGAGAAATGGTAACAGAATGGAATGGTGCGTTTGTACATTATTCAGAATATGAACGTAAGCAACCACAATTAGAGCCAAAACCATTTGTTGCTGATCCACAAGGTTTAGAAAAAGCAAGACCTGCAAGAACAGAATTTGGAACTACAGATTTTTTACCAACAGATCCTTTTACAACAGCTTCAGGTTCTACTTTACTAACTGTATCAGAACCTAACAGCGCAAGAGTAAATAATGATATTGTAAGATTTCAATCAGTTAAATCTCCAACGGTAGGTGGTGTAGCTAAATCTACATTAGAACTAACTACAACGCTAGCTTCAAACATAACTGCAACTGACACAACTATTTCTTTAACAGATGCTTCAGCGTTTCCTACGTCAGGATTTTTTATGATTGAAAAAGTAGATGTATCTGATGATGGAGATTCTTATTTTAATAATGAGGTTATTCAATACACTGGTAAATCAAGTAATGATTTAACAGGATGTGTAAGAGGAACTAACTCACAGTTTAGAGGGGTCTTACCTAAAAACACAACTGCTAGCGCTCATAATTCAGGTGCAATTATTGTTGGCGGTTATTCAATAACTATGAAACAAACAACTCAGCAACAAGCAGGCCAACCTTCTACAATAACTTTAGAAAATAGTTATACGTTTAACTTGGTTTCAAATGCTTCGAGTACAGAAACAGGAGGAGGTATTCAAGTCTTAGCTGGACCATTGGATACTAAACAAGGATGACATACGACGAATTAAAAACAAAAATTAGAGATTACACAGAAGTTGGATCAACTGTTTTATCTGACACTATTTTAAATGGTATCATTGAAGATGCTGAGTTTAGAATATTTAGAGATGTAGATTCAGACAATAATAGAAGATATGCAACAGCAAACTTAGTTGTAAATACAAGATTTATTCAAACTCCAGATAATGCTTTAATAGTAAGGTCTGCTCAAATTGTAGATTCTGATGGAACATCTTCAGCTAATAATAGAGATTTTTTACAATGGAGAGATACTAGCTTTATGTCAGAGTTTAATAATTTAGAAACTACAGGAGTTCCAAAATACTATAGTTGGTGGGATAAAAACCATCTAGTATTTGCTCCAACTCCAGATGCGACTTACACAATTCAGTTAAATTATATCTTGAAAGATGCTGGATTATCGAGTACAAATACAACAACATATTTAAGTTTGAATTTTCCCAATGGACTTTTGTATGCATGCCTAGTTGAGGCTTATGGATTTTTAAAAGGCCCACAAGACCTCTTGCAATTATACGAACAAAAGTATAAACAAGTGGTTGAAGGCTTCTCAATTGAACAAATGGGAAGAAGAAGACGAGATGAATACCAAAGTGGTGTTCCTCGAATAGGAAAATAAGGAGATAAACTATGGCAATAACACAAGCAATTTGTAATTCATTTAAAAAACAGCTTTTAGAAGCTGACATGAATTTCAAACAAACTGGTGGTGATAAGTTTAAATTAGCTCTTTACTCTTCAACAGCAACTCTAAACTCTGCAACTACTGCTTTCACTGCAACTGGTGAAGTAGCAGCGAGTGGTCAATACGCTTCTGGCGGTGGTCTTCTTGTTAACTCAGGAACTTCTATGACTGCTGGTGTAGCAAGAACAGACTTTGCAGACAGATCTTTTACTGGAGTGACGTTAACTGCTAGAGGTGCTTTAATTTACAACACATCTTCTGATACAACTAATGCATCAGTTTGTGTTCTAGATTTTGGAGCAGATAAAACAGCTACATCAGGAACTTTCACAATTCAGTTTCCAGCGCCAACATCAACTGCAGCGATTCTAAGGATCTCTGGTTAATCTTAGGAGGTAATCTCCTATGGCAACCACTTGGGGTCAAGCATCGTGGGGCGACAATTCTTGGAATACAGATGTAAATAATATTTCTGTAACTGGGATAGGTGCGTCTTTTACTTTAGGAAGTGTAGCAGGTTACCCAGGTTTAGGTTGGGGAGCAAACACTTGGAACGTTGGTGAATGGGGATCAGTTAATACAGGAAATCAATTAGTAACTGGTTTTGGTTTATCTGCAAATCTTGGACAAGTAGAACAATCATCAAGTACAGGTTGGGGAAGACTCACTTGGGGAACAAGTGTGTGGAATGGATATGGTACAGTAATTCCTGCTAGTAATTCTATGTCCATGTCTTTGGACAATAATGTTTTAATTGATACAGAAATAAATGCTGGTTGGGGACGACTAGGATGGAATATTAATGCTTGGGGTATAAGAGGACAAGCTTTTGCAAATAATTTCCCAATGACTATGTCATTGAATGACGTAGTAATTGATAATGAAATTAATACAGGATGGGGCTCAGACGGATGGGGAGTTGAAGGCTGGGGTGCATCAATTCAAGTAGTTGCTGTAACTGGTCAAACTATGACTGCATTCGAAGGTAGTGCAGGTCTATCATTTGATGGAGATTCAAATGTTACTCCTACAGGTAATCCTTTAACTATCACTGCTCCAGCGACTGTTGAAGCGTTTGCTTCTTTTGTTGCAGAGCCTACAGGTCTTCCAATGACAATGACATTGTCATATGACCCTGAAGTTATAAATACTGGAAGTTTACCAATGACAATTGCTTTAGGTACAGCAATTGGAGACAATATTACTATCGCAGAAATATCTGCTCAATCAGCTTCAACATGGGGTCTTAAATCTTCTTGGGGATTTGGAGTATATGGAAATCAACAAGTAAACACTCTTGTAATGGCTATGCAAGAAAACTTTAGTGGTGCTGATCCTGCACCAGATGCAGAAGCTACTGGTCAAGCAATGGCTATGAATTTATCGCCAATAAGTAATTTTGATATTATTGGAGATGCCTCAGTTAGAATTTTAACAGCTATGGGCTGGAGTGATGGTACTTGGAGTGAGTCTAAATGGGGTAACGGAACATTCTTAGCGGTTCCAGATTTTACATTTAGTTTATCAGCTAATTTAGGGACAGCAGTATTAGACGCAAATACTATACCTACTATTACAGGTCTAACTAACTTATTTACTAACGTTGGAACATTAACTGCAACAGGTACAGGTAAAGTAATTCCTTCAGGAAACTTGTTGACAATGGGCTTAGGAACAGCTACAAATGTACTGATTTGGAACGGAGTAGATCCAGGTACAGCACCAATTGACCCTCCAGGATGGAAACCGGTTGATACTAACGCTGCATAAATAAGTGTTTGACACTTGAATAAAATTTTAATAAATTAAGAACATTGGAGAAAAAATATTATGGCAAACTCTACATCAGCTAGTTTAAAACTTACAGTACAAGCAACTGGAGAAAACTCAGGAACTTGGGGACAAATTACAAATACAAACTTATTAATTCTAGAACAAGCAATTGGTGGATTTCAATCTGTTGGTATTACATCAGGAGCAACTTTAACTTTTTCAAATGGTGCTTTATCAAATGGTAAAAACCAAGTATTGAAATTAACAGGTACAATTGGAGGAGCAGTTAACGTTGTTATCCCTGATTCTATCGAAAAAACTTTCGTAGTAGAAAATGCTACTAGTGGTGCTCACACAGTCACATTCAAAACTACTTCAGGAACTGGAGTAACTTGGGCGGCTGCTGACAAAGGCACTAAAATGATTTACTCAGATGGAACTAATGTTGTTGATACAGCATTTACAGATTTATCCTCTGACTACTCACCACAACTTTCAGCTAACTTAGATGCAAATGGTAATAACATTGCTATTGATAATGCAACAGGTCTTATTGATGAAAATGGAAATGAGCAAGTTACTTTTACAACAACTGGATCTGCAGTTAATGAATTCACAGTGGCTAACGCAGCTACAGGTAATGCACCTGAAATATCTGCGACTGGTGGTGACACTAACATTGATTTAAATCTTACACCAAAAGGAGTTGGTAGAGCAACTTTTAATGGTCAAGGTAAAATTCAAAGTGTTGCAGAAAAAGTTACAACTGAAGCAACAGCTGCTACAGGAACAGTTAACTATGATGTTCTTACACAAGCTGTATGGAACTTCACAACAGATGCTTCAGGAAACTGGACATTAAATATTAGAGGTGATGGATCAAACTCTTTAGATTCAATTATGGATACTGGAGAATCTATTACTGTAGCTCACATTGTTAAACAAGGTGGAACTGCTTATTACAACTCAGCTGTTCAAGTTGATGGATCAAGTATTACACCAGAATGGCAAGGTGGAGCTGCACCAACTGCAGGAAACATTAACTCATTAGACGTTTATACTTATACAATTATTAAAACTGGATCAGCTACGTTTACAGCGTTAGCTTCTCTAACACAGTTTGCGTAATAAATTAGGAGGAGAAAGACTATGCCATTAATAGGTACAAGAGGAGCAGGATCTGGAAAAGGATTTGGTCAAACAGCGGCTGTTGCTCCTGGGTACATTGTTGCAACAGGTGGTACAATCACTGAAGATGGTGATTACAGAATCCATACGTTTACTGGACCAGGAACTTTTTGTGTATCACAAGTATCAGATGAATGTGCTTCTAGAAACGATGTAGATTATTTAGTAGTAGCAGGTGGTGGGTCTGGTCAAGCTTCTGCTCCCAATTCCGGAGGTGGTGGAGCTGGAGGCTATAGAGAATCTTCAGGAACTGCAACAGGATGTTACCCAGTATCTCCTAGAGGTGCGTGTGTTCCAGCCATAACAGTTACAGCAACAGCTTTTCCTATTACTGTAGGAGGTGGTGGTGCTGATCTCGCAAATGGTGGACTTTCAAGTTTTTCAAGTATAACATCAGCAGGTGGTGGTTACGGTGTTGGTCAACCACCTCCAGGTAATGCTGGTAATCCCGGTGGTTCTGGAGGAGGCGGATCAAATGCAGGAGGTCCTGGTGGAACAGGAAATCAACCCCCTGTTAATCCAGTTCAAGGAACTAACGGTGGTCCTGGAAATTTTGCAGGCCCTGGATTCGGCGGAGGCGGTGGTGGTGGCGCAACTGGTGCTGGTAGTGCAGGAACTGGTTCTCCTGCAACGGGTGCAGGCGGCGGTGGCGCAGCTTCTTCAATTAATGGAACTCCAACAGCTAGAGCAGGTGGTGGAGGTGGTGACAATAATGCTGCTCCAGCACCAGGTGGTCCAGGTGGTGGTGGCGCTCCTGGAGTGGCAGGAACAGCAAACACCGGCGGTGGAGGTGGTGGTAATGCATTAGGTGGTAGCGGAATTGTAATTATTAGATATAAATATCAATAATATTTGTGTGTTTACTAAAATTTAAAATTAATATATAAAGAAAAACATTATGGCACATTTTGCAAAATTAGGAGATAACGGAAAAGTTCTTCAAGTGTTAACACTTGATAACAAAGATATGCTTAACACTGATGGTGTTGAAGATGAGTCAGTAGGTCAACAATATTTAGAACAACACAATAATTGGCCTGCACAAATGTGGATTCAAACTTCATATAATACAGCTGGCGGTAAACATTATACAGTAACAACTAATGAAGATGGAACCCAAACAAGAACAGAATCTGCAGATCAATCAAAAGCATTGAGAGGAAACTACGCAGGTATCGGTTATACTTGGG